ATACCATAAGTATCCTGTAGCACCATTTTCAGTTGTAACTTCAATCCATCCGATTTGAGCCATATCTGAACCATTAACTTCATATTTATCTTTGATGATAATTGGAGTTGTGTCCAAGATTTGAGACTCAGCTTCTACTGAACCAACCATACCAGCAGTCCCTTTTTTAAACTCAGAACCATATACAAAAATCTTCAATGCAGAAGCAGTAGAAGGAAGAGAAGCTAAATCAGCAGCAGAGTAAGGAGCTACGGTAATAACATCACCTCCAGCATTTACAACGGTAACTAAAGCTTTAATAACAACTCCAGTAGTAGTTGCTTTAATAATAACTGTTTGACCAGGTCTAACAGCAGGGAATTTACCTAAAGCATCAGCATCAAAAGTAATTGTACTTGAAGTTGTTTTTGTAGCTGTTCCAAAGATATGTAGACGACCTTGCTCACTCCATTTAATCATATCTGAAGTAGAAGGCATTTCAGCTCCAACCATTCTTAAGAACGATGCAACTGAACGATTACCAAATCTTTCAAACTCTTTTTCATAAAGGTCTGGAAGTTCGTGTGATAAGAAATCAAATGTACCTACATAGTTTGTAGATAATGTAGCCTTTGATGGAGCTGGTGTTAACATCGGAGCACCTGTAATGGTGTTAGATGTAAAATTTGCGGTTTGTAATGCCATTTTAAAATTTGTTTTTAGTGTTTATTTTATCTTTTTCTAATTCGTAAACCACCATCAAAATCATCATTACTCATTAATCTCATTTTAGGACCATTACCATTATCTGTAACTTCTTTAGAATCTCTAACATTCATATCGATGTTTTTCATTCCTTTAATTACACTATTAGTTGAATCTGCTTTACCTTGTTCGTAAAAGAACTTAGCAAAACCATCAGGGTCTCTAAACATAGCTAAAGATTTATGATAACTATGAGCATCTTTCAATACTCCATTTTCATCTAAATGTTTTTGAATAACCGAAGATAAATCTGACTGAATATTTTTAGTCTCATTTATATCCTTTGGTTTATAAACTTGTTTCTTATCTCCTAAGTTAAATTCAAAGCCTTTGAACTCGTTAGAAAATAATTGAGAAGTTTTCTCATCAAACACTTTTGCTTTAGCTTGAGCAATTTGCTCTGCTTGTTTTGACTGTGTTTCATATTCTTGATAGAAGTTAAAGGCTTTCTTATAATCTTCAGTTACATCGGCTGAGTTAGACCCTAAATCAACTTTATATTGTTCCTTAAGATTATTTAGATATTCTTTAGCTCTAAACAATTCTTCTTTTAAAGCCACTTGTTTTTTCTTAATGTCTCTGTCGTCATCAATATCTTCATCAAAAGAATATTCTTCTTCTAATAAATACTCGATGTCAGCATCATCAAGATGTGGCTTCGTTTGTTTGTAGTACTCTTTTAATGTTTCAGTACTATCTGCTTTATCCCAGTCTTTGTTAATCTTAATATAGTTGTCAACACCATATTCCATTAATCTTTTTATATCTTCTGGAAGTTCAGCTTTTTTTTCATTCTGTGTAAGAACTTCATCTAATGATGTATATTCTTTTTGATACCTGTCTTTTAAATAATTTAAAACTCTAGCATCATCAATATCGGTTGTCTGGTTATCTTCTTGATTGTCTTCTTGACTATCTACTTGACTATCTTCATTATTACCTTCTAAACCACTCTCGAAATTATCTTGAATTTCTTGTTCTTGTTCTTGAATAGATTGAGACTCTTCAGCATCAACTACCTTAAATGTCATTGCCATAATGTATGTATATTAAATTAAATTTTTTGCAAAGGTATATAAAATATTTTTAGTCAACTTTAAACAAGTCATCCATACCTCCTAAACTATCTTCCTCATTGAAATCTATAGGACTTAAATCTTGTTGTCTTTGATTTATCATCTTACTTTGTTGAGTAGCTTGTAGTTTAGTTCTAGTATCTTTTCTATCTTCTTTATCCATTTCTTTTTTATGCGACAAATCAATCTCAGCTTGTTTTACTTGACCTTGAAATCCTTGTTGTAACTTAATAAGTTCGGTTTTATATTGAAACTCCATCTGCATCTTCTCCATATCCATTTGATGTTTCATTTGTTCTAATTGAGCTTCGCTTTGAGACTCCACTTGTATAAGTTGTAATTTTCCTTGAGAAGTTGCTTGAGCAAGTTGAGCCTGACTTTCCGATTGGCTTTTAAATGTTTTAGCCTGCATTTCTTGGTCTCTCTCTTCTTTATGCTTCTTCTTAACTTTTAATAATTGAGATGCTATTTTAATATTCTTAACATTTCTAATATCTATTGCATCATCAATATCAATTTTACCTGCCGCTAATGCCGCTTGAATATTTTGATTTAACAACTGAGTCTCTTCTTCGTCTGGCATTAAATTAATATAAATACCAAAATTATATAAATGTAAGTCTTTAATCTTATCAATAACATCTACACTACCTCCTCCAATCATTAACGCAAAATCATCACGCATATCTGAATATTCAAGTAAGTCTGACATTCTATAACAAATACATTCAGCAACTCTTCTTGTCATAAATAAACCGCTTTGAAGAATATGTCTTGTAGCTGTATTAGAGTTTAACGCTGCTAATTTTTGAAGACCGACTAAACTATTTTCATCTGGCATACTTCCATCACGAGCTTCATTAAGACCTGTGCTTTGACGAATCATATCAAGATAATGATTATACATATTAACAAGACTTTGTATCTTGGCATTAGCTCCTGAAGCTGTAAGCTCTTGAATTGGCATACGAGCATTATTAAACTCACCATCTTCTGTATAACTTCTTCCTACAACAGATCCAGTTTGGAAATATAAGTTTAATGCTTGTTCTGGAGTATATGATTGACCATTTCCTAAGTTAACGCCATTTAATCCATCTATATCTAAGAATACACCATCAGGTTTCATTCCAGAGATTACTTGTTGTAGTTTTAAATGCGTAAGTTGTATTTGGTCTGCAAAAGGAATCATTCTTTTAACTAAAGAATCAATTGCGCCTCTATACATTCTTGGAGCTGACATTATATATGGTGGATAAACTTTAGATATAGAAGATTTAGGTCTAACCATATTCTTCATCACTTCCCATTTCAATAAATAGTTTGTTCCCATAACTAAGATACCTTCAAACCAAACATCTATTCTTTTAGATATTTTCTCAAATTGAGCATCATCAGATTTAGGTCCTTGAAAACTATCATCTCTTTTTACAACCTTATCACCACCATTAGCATTTTTCTTTTTCTTATAAACTACGTTTAAATCGCTTTTGTAAGAGAAGAATAATAATGTTGCTGAGTTATTTTGAATATTTCCTCCTAATGTATTCCCTCCTTGAATGTTTTGGTATGCATCCCATTTAGAAGCTAATTTAGAAATCTCTTTAATCTCTTCTTGAGTTAATTTTGGATTTAATTTTTTAAGTTCTGTAATAGGAACATTTTTAACCTCTCCAAAATAATAACAATCTTGAAATGTAGGGTCTTCAGTTGGACTAAAAACCATATTTGCAGGATCGCAATATTCAACTCTAATACCATTATGTGTATCAAAAGAGTGTTTAATTGCCGATAAACCCAATACAACCTGGTCTTCATCTGTTCTTCTTTTAATTAAATCGTAATTATTTAAGTTTAAAACATTGTCAATAGCTTTTTCCTCTGCAATCTCAATCTCATCTTTATAGAACTCCATGTGTAAATCAAGTTCTTGTTTATTCTGAGGCATTTCTTCTTGAGGAATAGGATACATATCAATACCTAATAATTCTTTTGCATCTTTCAATAAAGGAGCAGCTACCATAGCCTTCTCTACCTCTGTTTTATATCTATTTTTTTTATCAGATGAAATACTATCTATTGCTTCAGCTTTAACTTCATATTGTCTTGTAGACATACCATTAACAACTATATCAACAAACTTTGGTATAATCGGAAGTGGTGTCCAATCTAAATTAAGATATGAAATATCCCCATTTACAGACATTTCTTTTTTGTATTTTTGAACAGACTGCTCTCCTCTTGCGTATAATCTTAGTTTATGGAAGTGGTCTCTAGTAGTATAAAATCTCGAACCATTAAGAGATGTTTTTCTAAACCACTCAGCAGTTATCGCTTGACCCACACTCCTACCATAATCTTCACTTTTCTTAATCTCATCTGTTGCCAGTTGGTCAGGAAAATATACGTTAGGCATCGTTAAATCTTGATTCATATATGTATTTCTTTATTTTAGTAATTCGCTATGCATTCCTTTGTTAGAATATCTTGCAAAATTAAACATTATTTCCGAGTTATTTCTCACAGGTTTTGTAATGTATGTTTGGTTAGCCATAATCGCAAGACCACTACTAATAGTTGCATCAAATTTAGTACGATTAGCTATGTCAAAATTTGCCCAATCTAAAAGAGTTTTATTAAAATACATATTACCAACACTACCCTCTTCTCTATATTCTCCACTATAATCAATACCAACATACTGATTAATATAAGCCTCAATAGCATTTGCTTGTAACTCAATAGTTTGCACAGATGATGGAATACCTCCTAATTCTTTTTCTGAGGAAGACAAATCGTTCTTGTGCTTATCTGGTCTGTTTAGTGAGAAACCTCTGTATCCTCTATTTGCAAAATACTTTAATTGTCCAACTTTGTTGTTCTCAATTAATATAGGGAAACCATAAAACACACAAGCCATTAAACAATTCTCGTAAAATTCTTCAGATGTTCTTGGTCTTGCAATATACTCTAAAAAGAAATGATTACTTGGTGCGTCATCCATATTAAACTTTGTAAGACCGTGAAATGAACCTTTAGAACCTCCACCACCCACTACACCTGATATATCGTATGTATCACAACCAAAACTTCCTATATGTGCATTACCTGGATATTTCTTTCCATTCTTCATCTCTATATTGTTACGCATCTCAGGTTTCGGAATCCAAGTCACTCTAAACTCACCATCTTTACTTGGTGTCCATATAACTTCCGTATCTCTAACTCCATTCTTCCAAGAGAATTTACCTGTAGTAATAACTCTATTGTGCTCTAATCCATCATTGAAATCTATTTGCTCGTATATCTTTGATAAATCAAATAAACTATTCTTAGCTTCATCACGAAAAGCATGTCCTTCTGTTCTTGGATTTTGTCTGTAAAATTCATTTAAAGCATCAGAGTCTTTCTTTAAACTCTCTACCTTATTTTCAAAGAAGTCTAATACTCCATCATAAACAAAACCTCCTTGAATATCTCTAATAGCCTCTGTGGTTTTTCTAAATATTGGAAAGCCGTGAACGTCGATATAACCTTCATAATTCCATTCCATAGGGATAAATAAAGCATATAATCCACTTGCTGTTTGTCCATTTTTATCTCTCTTAGTTACATCGCTATCGTAATATAATTTCTTGAAGTTACTACCACCATTTGCTTGAGAGTTACAAGTACTTCCCATCATACATTTACCTATAAGCTTTCTTCCGACTCTTAAACAAGTTTGTGTAACCCTCCAGTTATTTTGTATGTTATCTGGTTTTAACCATTTACCACTCTCATCATGCACAAGTAATTTTAACTTCTCTCCATCATAACTATTATCTCCTGTGTTCTTCCAGTCAATAGAAGTATCCAATCCTTCCATTTCATCTTGAGCATCAGACATATTATTCTTGGTAATCTTAGAAGCTGGTACACGATAAGATAACTCAGTCTTAGGTTTATCCATACCATCCATAATAGGCTTAAAGAAAAAAGGATAATTACTTGAAATAGGAACTACTTTATCTGTAAACATTTTCTTAGCATCACCTCCTGTTTTTGAAAGAATACCAAGCCTACTATCTTTTGATATTGTAGCAATATTTACAAGTTCTGAGCTTCCCATAAATGAAAAACCTGAACGTCTATTCTTTAAATAACACATTCCAAAACATCTTTCATCTGCCTTGCAAGCTTCCCAAAATATCCAAAATATTCTGTTACTCTCTCTAAACTCAGGTAGACCAATATCTATTTTAGTCCATTGAAGGTACATATAATGACTTCCTGTTATGTACGATGGTTTCCCATTATTCATAAAGAACATACCCTCATCTCTTTTATCAAACTCTCCATCTATGTATGATGTCCATTTTTCTTTAAAAGAGTTAGGCATATCATTCCATTGAAATATACTTTTTATTTTAGAAAGTTCTGTAGGATATTGATCCGCTTCCCAATATTGTTCTTGCGGTTTCTTGTCCCTAATTTTCACTTTATTTGGGACAGAAGGTAGGGCTACTTTTAATCCTTGTATCTCATAAACCTCACCTATAGTTCCATTTTTAGATATTACTACTACATCAAATTCTTGATTATAACCATACTTCCAACCATTCTTTTTATTTACTTTATCTATATCTTTTTTAGAGATATGTTCCATTACAGAATAAATACTACTTTCCTTTGCTTCGTCTTTCTGCAAAACTTTCAAACTTTGGCTCATCTTTAGTAGTATTAGGATTTTCCTCTAGCATTTCTTTCTCTTTTTGTATCTTATCTAATATATAAAAAGCATCATCAAGAGCTGTTTTTTTTGCAAGAACAGCATTCCTCATCTTATCTGCCGATATGTCAGCACTTAAAATATCTTCAGATATAATTTCATCTTCAAGAACTTTTATAAGCTCTATAACTGACTTATAAGCAGCTTGAATAATTTTTTCTTTTAATTCTTTGTGATCCATTTTTATTTTATTTAATTTTAATTACAACATCACTATCAGACATTCTGTATAGTTTTTTTTCATCTATTTCAAACTCATACTCACTATTTTTTTTAAAAGCAATTATATCTCCTTTTTTAAAACCTATAGACAATAATTTTTCATTAGGGTAAATTAATTCTCCAACGTGCTTTTCCTCTTTTTCTGTATCGTATAATAAACCTTCTTGAGTATTGTCAACTGGTTTTACAAAGCAAAAGTTTAAGTGTGGATTCCAATCGTTACTATCTGGTTTCCTTGAGAGATATATTCTATTTGGAGAAACTATATAAATACCATCTCTAAAGTATTCAGGAGAGGTTGTTTGTCTACCTTTCATATCAAAGTAAATCCTAAATATATTATGATGTAATACAACTATGTCTCCAACACAAATATTACCATCGTAATTAATAGGTAGTGCTTCTACAATACCTAATCTATTAACATACTTAGCTATTTCTAACGAAGTGTTTACAATAAATTCTTCTCCTCCTACATTTTTGGTATTGTTATATTTATCACCATACGGAGATATTATAAAATTATATGGACTTTTCATTAGTAGTTTATATTAAATTCAATTACTATAGGTAGGTTTTTATTTATTTCCTTCCATAAAACAATCTCCTTCTCTTTACTTTCTATGTATACTAAATAACTCATATCATCGTTTTTAGTTATTGCGTGTATACTATAATATCCATTTAATACTTCTTGTCCTACAACATAGTGCATTGAGTTTTTATAGTCAACTCCTATTGTTATTTTTCTAATTTCATTTTTCATTTTATTTAATTTATTTAATTATATTATTGGCAAAAATACAAAAAAGTGCCGAACTAATAAATTCAAGCACTTTCTGTATTGCGTATTGCGATATATGATATTAATTATATACTTTAATTACAACAGTTGTTTCATTTAAAAAACCATCTACCCAATCAGAACCAAATGTTTTGATTTGAATAGTTGTGTCGTTTATTGGATTTATTTCCCTAGAGTTTATAACAGAAGGGGATATTAAACAAGATGTTTTTAAATTTGTAAAAACATTTCCAGATGTTGTTCCAGTATAAAGTCCAATAGATGTTCTAACCCAATTTATATTATAACCTAAAGTATTTTCTAACAAGTACACAGTAGGGTCTGCCGTACCAACCTGTGTTATTAATGCTTCGTAATATTTATAAGAAGGTTGTGCTGGAGCTATAGGATTTAAAAATTCAGTAAACCAATAATCATTTCCTAAATAAACAAATCTAACTCTTTGGTTTTCTTTTATTTGAAATTGACCTGAGAATCCATTTATATTTGTAGATGATATTGTAGCTCCCAATAATGAAGGTTTTATTAAAACACTAGTAGCTGTACATTGAACAATTATTTGTTTTCCTTTGTAGTTATCTGTTAAAGAAGGAAGTGAGAATGTTCCGTTATTATTATAAACAGTATTTATATCGTAAATTAAAGGAGTATTCGGTGAAACATAAGCAACAGATCCTATTGTAGAATTAGGAACAGAAACATCTCCTTGAATACCTTGAGGACCTTGAGGACCAGTTGGACCTGCAATACCTTGAATACCTTGAGCTCCTTGAGATGCTAACAATGCCCAATGTGTTGTATCTAAATTAGGAGTTGTAGTTCCTGAAGTAGCTAATATGCAAAACCAGGAAGACCCACCGTATCCGACAGCATCATCGGCTATATAAGACGTTCCAGAAGTCCAAACTCCTTTCCACTCTAAACCCGCAGGACCTACTGCTCCAGCAGTACCAGGAATACCTTGTACTCCAGGATTACCTTGAGGTCCAGCAGGACCTTGTGTTATATTTCCTAATAAACCAAACACACTACCAATTTCAAAATTTTTAGTCTTGCTTGAGTCATTTGCATCAGTTCCAACAAGTTTGTCATAAATTGAAACCGTATTGTCTTGTACATAATTTTGTATTTTCATTTTTTTTTATTTAGTTATTAATGTATAAATTATTGTTCCTACTATTCCTCCGTAAGCTCCAGCGTGTACATCACACCAGTCAAACTTAGCTTTCCTTGTATCTTCTAAATACCCTTCTCTTATGATATTTACAAGATAACCAATTACCCATCCACATAGTATTTGAAACCAAATAGGTGTATCTGCTAAGTGCATATTAACACACATAAATCTTATTACTACAAAAGATATAGCAATAGATATAAAAAAGTGTAAGTAGTATCTTTCTTTTATAAAGTTTTTACTAAATACTTTTGGTATAGCTGTAAATCCTCCTGATAAGAACTTAATTAGTCCTGGTACTGCTGAGAAATCTGGTATTAAATCTTTTAGTTTCATAATTATAGTTTTAAGGAATTAGCTTGTATAAAAATTTCATCTACTTGTTCGTTTGTTAATTGTAATACAGCTTGTAAGAAAGCTATTGTTTGACTATCTCTATCTATTGCTGTTCCATAACTCCAAATGTATAATGCAGCTGTTTTAGTAGGTTCTTCTAGATTTTCTAAAGCATTAGCAACAATATCTTCTAATTGCATTATTTTTAATATAACTCTAACTTTCCATAGAGCTACTTCAGATGGACACTCTACTTTATTATACTCATCAATTTCTTCTTGAGTTGCGCCCTCGTAAAATTCTCTAGTTTCAAAATTAAAATAAGGTTTTAAACACCAAAATGTTCTTATCTCTGTAACAAGAGTTTCTGTAGGTTGACATTCATTAGAATATGTAGCTCCTATTTCTTTTCCTGTTGCTGTTTCTATTATTATATTTACTCCCATTATTCTAATTTGTTATTGTCATTAAATTTATTGTTGCAGAATCAAGAACATTACCTAGTTGTACTGTAAAGAATACATAAAGAGTATTTGCTGTATTATAAGCAGTTGACCCTATATTTCCTGCAGTATTAGCTAAATCACTCACTGCATTACCAAAATTTCCAATAAGATTATTCCCAGCTAACGTATGTGTTCTGGTTATTGGGGCGTAACTTAATGTGTTACTAGTGCTAAATGATCCTATTGTAACAGCTCCAGCTAATGTATTAGTGGTATTTATTCTAATTCTGTATGAAACAATACCTATAGTTAAAGGCTTACTTGTTTGTACAAAAACTTTCATAACGTCAGAACTATTAAAAGTTCCACCATTAATAGTAGCTACAGCTATCGCGGTTTCAGAAAGAGTTCCTGTATGAGGGGTTGTGTTTGTAGCTATCCATTTAAAAGGTGTGTAAACTAATGTATTTTGTTTTAAGGCTAAAGCATCAAAAACAGAATTTTGACTTGGAGCTTTATCTGTAACACCATCAGTTATACTATCTTCAATTATAGTTTTGTTCCTCCATAAAGAAGTTGATGACTCAAAAATTACTGCTTGTCCATTAGTAGGAGTATTTGTAATTAAATCTACATCATGTATTTCTTTTAACTCAAATCCATTCTGTACTTTTACAAATATTTCACCACTTCCTGCACTAACTTTAGTAACTATCCCTATAAATACTAAATGAGCTGGAGCATAAGGCTTATTTATAAGTCCATATATTAAATCGCCATTTACGCCTATCCACACAGGGTCTCATGCTGTTGTA